TCTTCATGAAGCGGTCGGCGGCAGCGGCATCTGCAAACAGATTTGCACCAGAACTAGCGGAATTCAGGTTGGCGAAGTTGACGCCGTTGGATGCGATCTTTCCAGAGGTGACGGCATTGTTTGCAAGGACGCCATTTGTCACCGACAGAAGGCCAAGCTTCTCGGTTGTCACTGCGTTGTTGGCAAGCTTCGCCGTAATGACATTCAGGTCTTGGATGTTTCCCGACTGAATGGCATTCGATGCGATTTTGCCTGAAGTAACGGCTCCACCTTGCAGCGCGTTTGAATCGACGGAGTTGTCCGCAAGCTTGTCGGCAGTGACGGCATTGCTCTGGATGTTTGCTGTGGCGACCGCATCTGCGGCGAGATACTGGTTGGTGACCGAGCTGTTTGGAAGCACGGACAGAACGCTTCGGGACACTCCGAAGTTCCGAACGCGGATTCCGACTCCGTTTGCCGGAGCAGCGGGGCTTCCGCCAGACACAAAGCTGATCTTGGATGCCGAGACCGTGTAGTCGGTGGTCGGGATCTGGAGGATTCCTCCGACTTCGACAATGAACATATTGGCATCGGTGTTCAGGGCTTCAGGGGACAGCGTGAAGTCGCTGGATGACCCGTTTCCAGTGAATGCCCAAGCCTGAGGAACGATGGGAGCGTTTCCATAGACCTGAGCGGCGTCGAGCTGCGCCTTGGTGACGGCGTCCTGAGCCGATTCCCCGTTGGCAAGGTTGCGGAGCTTCTTGTTCCCAGCATCCCAGCTCAGGCCATCGGTGGTCTTCGGAAGGGCTCCGCTTCCGGTGTCGTTGGCCTCCTGCACGATGTGCAGCATTCCCTTGAATCCCTTGTCGAGATCGGACGCCGTCAGGACGGATCCATCGGAAAAGTCAACGATGTTCGCTGCAAACCCTGCCGAAGTGCTGGGAGTCTCTCGGGCGATCTTGATGATCTTGCCGGATGCCGGAGCAGTGGTGAAGACAACATTCTCGTTGGCCCCTGCGGTGTCCAGCGTGTAGCCCGTTGTCTGTAGGGCGTTGTCGATGTAGACCTTGATGTACCCCGTATTGAGGTAATCATCAATTCCCGCAAACGAATAGGTCGTTGTGGACCCGTTCGCTGTGTAGGAGACATAGCTGTTTGGCATGGTTTAGAGCTCCTTAGATTCAGTTGTCGAAGATCGACTTTTTCTTCCGTGTCTGCTTCTTGAGTAGGTTGAATTCCTCGGCAATCTCGGCTTCCGTGACATTCAGGAAATGCTTCATGGCCGGGAAGTTCTGGAAGGGGAGAAGAAGCCGGAACTTGTGGACAGTGGACTGGGTGATGTCTCTTTCCTTGTCCTCGTTTCCAATAGCCCTCTGCACGGTTGCTCCGGCGACATCCTTGGTGATGTCCCAAGTCTTTGAAAGGAACGACTGCGCGGGGAAACCGTACCAGTTCAGGCCGCTGTACCTATAGGCCGAGAACAGGGGATCATCGTCCACAGCGGCAGTCCATGCAGCATCGACGGCCATGATCGGAAGGAAGAACTCGCTTGGTCCAGTGAAGGCTCCACGGACAAATCCCGCCGTAGTCAGCATTCTCTGCTCGATGTCCCTAGCCTTTTCATCGTCTCCTGTAGCACGGGCGCTGGCTGCATCCCCGATCTGCCTAGCGTACTGGATGAGTCCAGCGAACAGCATCGTGGCCGTGATCTCCTGAGCCACCCTGAGCCTTCCGGCGTTACCGCCGCGCTTGGCTCTGGTGATGTTCTGGAACAGGAAGTTGTCCACCCCCTTCAGGTTGAATCCACGGAACTGGGTGAGGAGACGCCCGTACCAAGTGAAGCCGATGCGGTGGAAGTCTCCACGGGTCGGCATATCCTGAATTCGAGTCCTGACCGCACGGTCGATGAACGCCCTCAGGTTGTCCATGCGGACATCGTTGATGTTGCGGAGGTCAACGATTCGTTCTCCAGCCAGACCGTTTCGGGTGACTGCGTTTGACCCGACGAACTGCACGATCTCGTCGTACTGAGCTGGCTCCAATCCAAGGGTCCTGATGGTCGCATCATCGAACCTGTTGGCGGCGTTGCGGGACACATCGTACAGGTGCTGAATGGTCGAGGCCGCCATCAGGTTCTGCGTGAACGATGTGACCGGAGCAAGAAGCGTGATGTCCGAGAAGAAGTTGGACACCGAGTTCAGGCCGCGAATGAACGGATTCGTCTCGTCTCCAGCCTGATTCGAGATGTCCTGCATCAGGGCCCGTCTCAGGCGATCCGTGGACGGATGGAACCAGTGGTCCATCATTCCAGCGAAGTTTCTGGCGCCCTCGTCCATGTTGTTCCAGTTGCCTACCATCTCGGAGAGGATCGGCATCTGGCGAAGCATCGATCCCATTCCCACCGTACCGATGATTCGAGATGTCTCTCCGGCTGCGACAAGGCCGAACATACCTCCGGTAGACAGGTATCCCAGCGGAAGCATCGTTCCAAGGGTCGCTGATCCCCAACGCTCGAATCCAGCAAGTTCCCTGTTGCTCCTGTGCAGAGGCTCGTACCTGAGAGCAGAGACGATCTCTCGGAACGCCGCCGTGGCCTCCTCGTTCATCGAGCCGCCCATGGTCGCATCAAGGTTGCCGATCCTGTTGATGGTCCCGATCATCGCCTCGATGCTGTCGATCTGCACGGGATTCCCGTTGACATCCAAGATCCCGTAGTGGGCCAGCTGTTCGTTGAACGAGTCGATGAACCTACGCTCGTTGATCGCCCCGTACACCGATACCGAGTACTTCTTCAGGATCGTCGGGATGTCGGTCACGGTGAGATCGGCAAGACTCAGGTTGCTTCGACCGATGTTCAGGAAGTCCTGAGCAGTCGCCATCGACGCACCTTCGTCCATCATGATTCGCGCACGACCGAATGGAGTAGGCGAGGTTCCTCCGGGAGACACCGGACCCTGTAGGTTGTCGATGGCCCGTGCGATCTCGTCATCGATGTCAAGCAGAGGCGCCGCGTCGGAATCGTTCGAGAGACTGATGAGCCTGTTTGTCAGGACTCTGGCTGCCTCGCGAACATCGGTAAGGTTGACCACCGCTCCTGTTTCAGTGACGATCTGCCTAGTTCCCGTTGCCCCGCCAAGTGCGGCAAACAGCAGATCCTCAAGGGCCTGACGGCCTTCAACGGTGGTGCCAAGCCGACCGATTCGATCCCATCGCCAGAGGCGGGGGAAATAGTTCGCCACGGCGCTGGTCTGGAATCCACGGACTCCGGCTCCATTGGCCGCAGTGTGGATGTCGTTGAAGATCTGCCTGAGCGACCGTGCAGTCTGGTTCACAGCTTCGCTCGGATGGTTGAAATTCCCGCTTCGGAGCTGCTGCACCACCGCGTTGTCGAACTCCTCCATCGTCTGCCGCTTGTTCCTGCTGAACGCAGTCCGAAGACCGTCCATCATGGTGATGCGGTCGCTTGCACCACGGTTCAGGGCATAGCGGGTGTATCCGTTCCTCCAAGCGAGAAGACCAGTGGCCAGATGCCCGGTCATCTCGTAGGAGCCTTCCTCGAACACGGTGCGGCCCTGTGCGACATTCACGCCGGATTCCGTGGCAAGGGCCCTGCGGGCGTTGAAAGCCTCCCAGATGGCCATACGGGCTGCCGGATTGCGGATACGGAGCACAACGGCTGCTTGGTTGAAGAACCGCTGAATTGGTCCGAAGGTGTCCGATCCACGGGCAATCGGCACTTCCTCCTGCATACGGCGGGCACCGTCGATTGAGGTTCCTCCGGGAGGAGCGTTCGGCGGGACTGCCGCAGATCCGGCTGCTCCACCAGTTCCTGCTGCACCTCCACCCCCACCTCCACCAGCTGGTGGAACAGGTTGCGCTGCGGCAACACGGGTTCCGGGAACAGCGGGAGCTCCGGCATTGACCCGTGCCTGTTCCCTAGCCCTTGCTGCTGCACGGAGAGCTGCGAGACGCTGCCCGGTGTTGCGCACGGTCGTTCCAAGGGCCCTTGGGACATAGATGCGCCTACCCTGATTGCCGACACGGGAATTGATCACCCCGGCGACCTGAGCAAGCCGAGCACGGGAATCAAGGACTCGCTGTCCTCTGGAGTTCACCCTCATCGGAGGATCCTGCATGATCGCCCGAAGGTCCTCGATGATCTCCTCGAACATATCCCGAGTGACCACCGTTCCACGGTTGCGGATCTCGTTGGCCACCTGAAGGATCAGTGAAACTCCGTCAGGATCGTCAAGTCCGTATACGGCTGATGTTCCAAGTCCCGGAAGGGCTTCTCCAGCCTCGTCAAGCCCGGTGTCGAACTGAGACCACAGTCCATCGATGGTGTTGCTCCGCTGGACAAGATCATCGAACGACTGATCCAGTGTTCCGATGGAGATGGCATTGCCACTTCTTCGGACATCTCGGATCCGCTGGACCACATCGTCATCTAGGAACCGCTCGACGGTCCTGTAGACGCTGGATTCAAGTGCCGCTCCACGAAGCCCAGCGGCATGGCCAGCGAACAGGGACCGTGCAATGGTCCGGGTCATCTCCTGATCGACCGTACCGCCTCGCCTTGAGATTTCAGCCGCAATGGTGAGGACGGCAGAACGGATTCCGTTGACGGCATTGATGTTCCGCTGGGCCGCCGCTGCATATCCAGTCCTTCTAGGAGGCGTGTACACGGTGGTGCCGTCGGCAAGAGTCCTGCGGCTCCATCCACGGCCCTGAAGCATCTCCCGGACACGGCCAACCTCGGTCGGATCTGCGTCTGCCCTCACCGAGATCGACCTGATGTTCTCGCGAAGCTGCCTCCATTGTCCCCTGTACTGGAACGCCACATCGCCCTGTTCTGCGGCGGCAAACAGGCGATCCGACTGCACGAAGTCTCCGCGAAGATTCCGAGAGTCAAGCTCGATCTCGATTCCGGTTCCGCGACCCTGACCTCCCGGATACAGGTTTCGGTCGATTGCCACATCGTCGCCAAGACCAGCAGCAAGCTCCCTAGCGCCCCTACGGTTCGTCATGAAGACGCCGGAAGGACGGAGCTCCTCGGGAATCCCTGCACCCCTTCGGATGCTTCTGGCAAGCTCTCCACGCGGCCTAAGGCGATTTGCAGCCGCAGCCATGACTCCACGCCATCCGCCACGGTTTCCACCAAGGATCTGCCTGATCAGGTTTTCATTACCCGGCGTGTACATCACTTCGCCAAAGCTGGCTGGACGGACATCCCCCGCAAGCATCGCTGCACCGACTTCGTCGGAACGGTTGGCGACATTCTCTCCCTGAAGGATCGGAAGGCCAACGCTCTCCGTTCCGGGGACATTCTCGCGCCCGGTCCTTGAGAAAGCCTCGTAGGCATCGTCAGCGATGTTGTCGATGGTTTCCCCGACAGGAGCGACGGTCTGCCCAAGCAAGGTGCGGTCTGCGGCCGCCGCCGTGACGAATGCAAG